ACTGATGGAACCCAAGGAACCACAGGTACTCAAGGAACCGATGGAACCCAAGGTACTGATGGAACCCAAGGAACCACAGGTACTCAAGGAACCGATGGAACTCAAGGAACCACAGGTACTCAGGGTACTGATGGAACCCAAGGTACTGATGGAACTCAAGGAACCACAGGTACTCAGGGTACTGATGGAACTCAGGGAACCGATGGAACCCAAGGTACTGATGGAACCCAAGGTACTGATGGAACCCAAGGTACTGATGGAACTCAAGGAACCACAGGTACTCAGGGTACTGATGGAACCCAAGGTACTGATGGAACTCAAGGAACCACAGGTACTCAAGGAACCGATGGAACTCAAGGAACCACAGGTACTCAAGGAACCATAGGTACTCAGGGTACTGATGGAACTCAGGGAACCGATGGAACCCAAGGTACTGATGGAACCCAAGGTACTGATGGAACCCAAGGTACAACAGGAACTCAAGGAACCGATGGAACCCAAGGTACTGATGGAACCCAAGGTACTGATGGAACTCAAGGAACCACAGGTACTCAAGGAACCGATGGAACCCAAGGTACTGATGGAACCCAAGGTACAGATGGTACTCAGGGAACTGATGGAACCCAAGGTACAGATGGTACTCAGGGAACCGATGGAACCCAAGGTACTACTGGAACTTCAGTACAAGGTACAACAGGAACTTCGGTACAAGGTACAACAGGAACTTCGGTACAAGGTACTACCGGAACTTCAGTACAAGGTACAAAAGGAACTCAAGGTACAACAGGAACTTCAGTACAAGGTACAACAGGAACTTCGGTACAAGGTACTACCGGAACTTCAGTACAAGGTACAACAGGAACTTCGGTACAAGGTACTACCGGAACTTCGGTACAAGGTACTACCGGAACTTCAGTACAAGGTACAAAAGGAACTCAAGGTACAACAGGAACTTCGGTACAAGGTACAACAGGAACTTCGGTACAAGGTACTACCGGAACTTCGGTACAAGGTACAACAGGAACTTCGGTACAAGGTACTACCGGAACCTCTGGACCAGTAGCAGGATCTGCGAATCAAATTGTTTATAAGAATAGTAGTAATACTGCTGCAGGGTCAGATTCATTTACATATAGTGGCCCTTCTTCTGGTGTTGGAACAATTGGAATAGGAACTATAATTGATATTGTTCACTATGATACTTTAAATAGTGGAACTTTAAGTTTTGAAGCATCTGCTGGTCAGTTGTTCTCTATTACTAATAACCTTTCTTCAGGAAGTATCTTCTCAGTCAATGATATTTCGGGTATTCCTTCAATTGATGTTGATGCTGGTGGCACTATTTTAGTTGGACCATATAGTACCACTGGAGATAAAGTTGGAATTGGCACTACTAATCCACAATATAAATTACATGTAAGTGGTAACACCAATATTGATGGAACTCTTACTGTCAATGGTGCTGCAATAAGTGGTGGTTCGGGCACTCAAGGTACAACAGGAACCCAAGGTACTACCGGAACTTCAGTACAAGGTACAAAAGGAACTCAGGGTACTACTGGAACTTCAGTACAAGGTACAACAGGAACTTCGGTACAAGGTACAACAGGAACTTCGGTACAAGGTACAACAGGAACTCAAGGAAATATTTCAGGTGTACGATATAACTTTAGTACTGATATCACTACTAGTGCGATACCTGCAGGTACAATTAGATTTAATTGGGGAGGTATTAGTGGTGTAAGTCAGATATATGTACACAAAGATGATGCTAATTCAACTACTCAAACAGGATGGATTACGTCTTGGGATGATTCTACAAGTTCAACTAAAGGTTATTTGACACTTAAGTCCGCATCAACTTCTGGAACTCAATATACTACAGTATTTAATGTTACTTTGGTATCATCTCTACAAGGATCCGGATCTAATCAATATTATCTTGTTAATGTTAGTAATCCATCAGGTTCTGTACCTTCTAATAGTCATCCGTTGGCATTAACATTCTCAAGAACTGGTGATGCTGGAGGAGGAGGTGGTGGTGGAGGTAGCAGTGCATTAACTACACTTGCTTTTTTAAATTCTTAATAAATATTTTTAATAGGAGAAACACTCTAGAGAATGGCTAATCCAAATATAATAAATGCAACAAGTATCTACGGAAAATCGGCTGGTCTTGGACTTGGAACTGTTGGTTCCGCAATAGTATCAAATCCAACATCTAGTGGAAAAATTATTAAAATTAATACTTTAACCGTTGCTAACGTTGATGGAACGAATGCTGCCGATCTTACAGCATATGTGAGCAAAGCTGGTACTAACTATATGCTTGCATGGACTGTATCAGTTCCTGCTGATGCAACTCTTGTTTTAATTTCAAAAGATACTTCAATATATCTTGAAGAAAATAGTGGATTATACTTATATGCAAGCAACACTTTTGATCTGCACGCATTCTGTTCTTATGAAGAAATTAGTTAATTATGGGATATTATACTAAAAATGGTGGTTTAATTGGATTTGGTAATATAAGTGAAAAAAGAGGAGTTTATGATTTAATTGCATCACAAGTTATCGGTGATGCGCTATATTCATTTACTAGTTTCACATTTACTAGTGCAGGAGTAAGTGGATATCAAGGACCAACTCTTGCTCAGTGTCAAAGTGCATATTCTGGTGCTGTATTTTTGACATCTTATTTTTCTGTAAGTGGTGGAATACAGCAATGGACTGCTCCGGAAACTGGCACATATGAAATAGAGTTGAGAGGTGGAAGTGGTGGAGGTAATACGACAGGTACTTATAATCCACGTGATCCTGGACAGGGAGCACTTATCATAACAAGAGTTAACTTGACAAAAGGAACAGTTTATAATATTGTTGTTGGACAAACACCAACTGGTGCGGTATCTAAAAATGGATCTGCCGGTGGTGGAGGAACTTGGATTTATACTGGTTCTATTGGAGGTTCTGGTTTAGTTGCTGTTGCTGGTGGTGGAGGAGGATGGGGACATGGAAATAGCACCAGCAATGGTGGTAACGGATTGGGTGGAAATAATAATTCTAATGGTGATAGTAGACGAGTTGCTGTAAATACTATTATTAATGGAAGAACTGGTAATGGTACTGGATCTACTAACGGTATTGGGTATGGTGGTGGACTTTCTACAACAGGAAGTTTTGGTGGTTCTGCTGGCGGTGCTGGTTGGTTGAGTGATGGTTCTGACCTTGCTAGTCAAGCAGACGGTGGTCATAGTTCCGGAACTCCCAATTGGCAAGGTGGTACTTCTACTGACACTACTGCTCTATATGGGGGATTTGGGGGTGGTGGAGGATCTAACGGAAATGGTGAAGGCGGCGGTGGCGGCGGCGGATATACTGGTGGTCCTGCTGGTAATGATTGGTCAGGTAGTACTTGGGGAAATGCTGGCGGAGGAGGATCTTATTGGACTGGAACACTTGTTTCTGCTACTGCAGGTGCTGATGGAGGAACTGGTGGTCATCTTAGAGCGAATGCAACAAATGGATATGCAAAAATTACTAGAGTATAGAGGTAATATAAAATGAGAAGAAATTCGGGAATAATTGGTCAAAAACAACAAATATCTTTAACTAGTGCATCTGGTGTGCATGAGATTTTTGATAATTATAATGGGGAAATAGATGGTAAATGGCCAATAGTTAAGAAAGTTACAACTATATCTAATAGTAATGGTACAACTTTTCCTGAAGGTTCTACTTCAACTTTTAGTATAACTACAGAAGGATTTAATAATGGTGATATTGTTTATTGGACTATTGCTAATGTATCTGGTACTTCTTTGTCAGCAGCTGATTTTGATCTGGGATTAAGTGGAAGTATTACTATAACTAATAATACTACTAGTGTTGCTATCAAACCGACTGCTGATGGACTTGCTGAAAATAATGTTGTTAAATTGCAAATAAGACTAGGTTCAACATCTGGTCTAGTTTTAAATGAAACTGCTAATTTGACTGTAACTGATGCCGCACTTCCTGTCGGAACTGATATTACAACATCTTTCTACGAAATAAGCAATAGATTTATTGATTCGCAATCATATATGGGAACTACTAGTGACTATAATGGTCCATATGATGTTGGTCAAGTTCAAACTGATTTTACTGGTACGGGAAGAGTTTATATTGGAGTAAAAGTAACAGCATCAACCACTTTTTATAATGATATTCCAATCGCTGGTGTTCAGGTTATATCTGGAACTACTCTTGTAGCATCTTGGATCTTTAATACTAGTACTGGAGGTAGTGGTTCTGCATGGCAGACCTATACATCACAAATTGGTGGAACTTCTACTCAAGGTTTTCCTGTGACACCCGCAACGGCATCTGGTTATACCTATACGAGTATAACAACTAGTGCCAGTATTAGTAGATTTAGTTGGGCAACATCCACTGGTTCAAGTTACACAGGTGCTGCAGATGGTATTAGTAGTACATATAAATTTTCTATAAATGGTGGATCTAATACTCTCGCACCTGTAGGTAATGGAACAATTTTACAATCATCTTCCACTTATTATGCATATCGTGAGACAAGTGGGTCTACACGATATTCTGGAACTGTTATGAGGAGTCCTACATACACTTTTAGTGGTGGAGAATATATAAGAGTTATTCATGCTCTTACGGGTCCTACCAGTATGAGTTCAACAATGAATGGAACTGATAGTTTATATGTTGCTGTTTATTAAGGAGATTTAAAATGCTTTATTCATACAAAGAACAATATCCAGGACCATTACCAGAAAGAATTCGTCTTTCTGATGGTAGCACGAGAACAGATTCTTCTACATTTACTGAAGAAGAACTCACTGATGCGGGGTATGTTGCTGCAGGAGATTCGCCACCTTTTGATGGTGATACTCAAAAGGTAGTTTGGAATGGTGTTGCATGGGAAGTTGTTTCATTAACCGCAGAAGAAATTAATTCTAGAACGGCAGAACTCTGGACAGAAGTTAGAGAAACTAGGGATTTAAAGATTAATGAAGTTGAATGGAGAGTTATGAGAAATTTGAGTGAAACTAGACTGGGTATTACTACTACAACTGATAGTATTTCTGATTTAGACACATACATTCAGGCACTCAGGGATATTACATCTTCCACAACAAATCCATTAGAAGTTGTTTGGCCAACACTTGAAGAATTGAATTCTGGTGGAGATAGTTCAACTTCATGATATTATATGATATAATATTTGGATAATATAGAGTGATCTAAATAAGTCACTATGGTTCTTACAGAAGATATGAATTTTACAATCTATTCAAAAGAAGACTGTCCATATTGCCAAAAAGTCAAGACTGTTTTAGAGTTGACAGGCAGTAAATTTGTGGTGTATACTCTTGGAGAGGACTTTACCAGAGAGCAGTTTTATGCCGAATTTGGTGAAGGATCTACCTTTCCACAGGTACTTTGTGATGAGAAAAAACTAGGAGGCGCAGTTGATACAATCAAGTTTCTCAGAGAACAACAAGTCGTCGGATCCTGACATAAATAAAAATAACCACAGTAATCGTGGTGTTGAATTCATTCTTAATGGAGGAAAAAGAAAGCAGACACACCCATTCCACATCATCTTTGAGAAGATGGTTTGCTTTCTAAATCGGGAAGTAAACATCTACTTTGAGTTTTCCTTTAGCACAAGGAAGAGAAATTTAGTTTCCCGGAGAAAGAAAAATGTTAGCAGTTAGTTTAGTTTTTGGTTCGTTTTTGACTATTTTGTTTCTCATAATGGGAGTGGTGATTGGATGGACTGCACGAGAATATATGATGAATTATCGGGAAGTGCCAAGACCTCATCCTGAAATGTTTGACAACCAAGGGAATTTAATACCTGATGAAGTAATTGCATTTAATTTTGAAAACTATCATGACAACAGCACAGAAGAAGACGACTACGACGAGTCTTGAATTACCAAAAAATCCTTTTGTATTTGAAATTTTAGATTTAGTATCGAAGCAAAGATCCAAAGCAAAAAAAGTTGAAGTTCTCAAAAAATATGATGATCCTTCATTGAAAGCAGTGCTTATTTGGAATTTTGATGATAGTATTATTACACTGCTACCAGAGGGTGAAGTGCCTTATTCTGGATATGAAGAGCAATCAAAAAATAAAGGATCTTTGACTACTAAAATTACAGAAGAAGTCCGTAAGATGCACACTACAGGATCTTTTTCTCTGGGTGCAAGTGATAGACAAGGACATACTACTATCCGTAGAGAATTTAAACACTTTTATCAATTTATTAAAGGTGGTAACGATGGTCTTAATAATATTCGTCGTGAAACCATGTTTATTAATATTCTCGAAGGACTTCATCCACTTGAAGCAGAGATTCTTTGTTTGGTAAAAGATAAAAAACTCTCTGATAAGTATAAGATCACCAAAGAAATTGTTGCTGAAGCATATCCTGATATTAAATGGGGAGGTCGTTCGTAATGGCAAATAAACTGGCAGATCCGCCAAAGAAAAAAGAAAAAACTATGGAACAACCTAGCATCAAACCATTAGGTCCAAAGTATGGATGTGAGGTT